GAATATAATATTGCCAAAAAAGTAGTGCATTTACTAATATAATCTATATAAAGGAAGGCTTATGCCTTTACAGAAGATACAATTTAAGCCTGGATTTAATAAACAACAAACTGCAACCGGAGCCGAAGGGCAATGGATTGATGGTGATAATATTAGATTTAGGTATGGTGAACCACAAAAAATAGGTGGATTCCAGCAACTCGTTGCTAGCACCTTGGCAGGTCCAGCGCGCGACCAGCATACGTGGACAGCATTAGATGGTAAAAGATATGCAGCAATAGGAACTTCAAAATTACTAGTTATTTATTATGAAGGTTCTTTTTATGATATTACACCACTTGGAACAGCTCTAACATCTTGCACTTATACATCTACAACGGGTTCAGCAACAGTTACAATTAATAAAGCAGGTCATCAATTAGAAGTTGGAGATTATATTATCTTTACAAGTGTCACAACTCCAGGAGCACCTACTACAAGTTATACATCAGCAGATTTTACAACTAATACATTTGAAGTTAAAACAATTCCAACATCAGGAACTTTTACAGTTACAATGCCATCAAATGAAACAGGAACCGGTGTTACTTCAGGTGGATCTTTAACTACAACTCCATATATTTTTATAGGTCCAACATTTCAAACTCCTGCATTTGGTTATGGTACAGGATACTTCGGTGGAACAATTCCAACATCAGCTACAACTACATTAAATGGTGGAATAGATAATGTCGTTACAACTATTACAGTTGTTTCAACTTCAGCTTTTCCAGCAACTGGAAGAATAGATATTGGAACAGAATTAATTACTTATGCAAGTAAAAATGCAACTCAATTTTTAGGTTGTGTTAGAGGAGTAAATGGATCAACAGCAGCATCTCATTTAACAGGTGTCACTGTGACCGATGCAACGAGCTGGGTTGATTGGGGAGAAGAATCAAATACTGCAGGTGTTACACTTGCGCCAGGTTCCTGGTCGCTTGATAACTTTGGCCAGATTCTAGTTGCAACAGTTAAAAATGGTTCAACTTTTACTTGGAATCCTGCAACTCCAGGAGCTACATCAGGTCCAATAAGAGCAACAGTTGTATCAGGTGCTCCAACAGCATCTATTATGAGCGTTGTATCAGATAGAGACAGACATTTATTTTTATTTGGAACAGAAACAACTATTGGAGACCCTTCAACTCAAGATCCAATGTTTATAAGATTCTCAAATCAAGAAGATATTAATACTTGGAATCCAACGGTTACAAACACTGCAGGTACATTTAGACTAGATACGGGTAACGAGATTATTGGAGCTGTACAAGGTAAAGATTACATCTTTGTACTTACAGATCAAGCAGCATATATGATTCAGTTTGTTGGTCCTCCATTTACATTCTCAATTAGACAGATGGGTACAAATTGCGGATGTATTGGTCAACATGCAATGGTGTTTGCACAAGGAGCCGTATTTTGGATTGGATTTGGTGGTGGATTCTTTGCATTTGATGGAACGGTAAAACAATTACCATCATTAGTTGAAGATTTTGTATTTACAGATGATGGGGATAATTTAGGAATTAATTATGATGCAAGTCAAATAACTTATGCATATCATAATAGTTTATATAATGAAGTCGGTTGGTTTTATGCAAAAGCAGGATCAACTCAATTAGATAGAAACGTAGTTTATAACTTTATTGATAATACATGGGCCGTTGGATCTTTAACTAGAACAACTTATAATGATGCAGTTACTTTTGATTTACCTTATGCAACACAATATAATGCAACCGGAACACCAACATTTCCAACAATTAACGGTGTAAGTAATTTAGTTGGTTCAACGAAATACTGGGAACAAGAAACGGGTGTCAATGAAGTAGATGCAAATGGAGTTCAGACAGCCATTGCTGCATACATTCAATCTGGAGATTATGATATATCAGAACAAGGTATAGGTGGAAATGGTCAATTGATTATGCGTGTTAAACGATTTATTCCAGACTTTAAAAACTTAGAAGGCAATGCAAAAATAACTTTATTTTTTAGGGATTACCCAGCGAACGCAAATTCAACCCCCTCTAATACACCTCCATTAATCACGGGACCATTTACAATTACCTCATCAACTGATAAAGTAGATACCAGAGTTAGAGGAAGACAGGTTAGTTTAAAAATAGAAAATGATGCAGTAAATGAAACTTGGAGATACGGAACTTTGAGATTAGATATTGAAGCAGGAGGAAGAAGATAATGGCAAAAATTACAGCGTATATACCAGAACCAGAACAAGAGTATAACGTTGAAAATCAAAGACAAATATTAGAAGCAGTTACTACAATTAAAAATCAATTAAACTTTGGATTTCAAAAAGATCTAAAAGATGAGCTTGAAGCATTTAGTTGGTTTATATTTAGCGGACCAAATGGCAATTAATTATAAAAATCAAGGTTACGATTTAACCACATCAAATTTAACAACAGTGTTAACTATTAGCGCTTCAACAGTTGCTATTATAAAAGAAATAGCAGTTGCTAATGATAGTGGTGGATCAAGAGAAGTTAATTATTATTTTACTGATGTATCTACCTCAACTACTTATAAATTTTTTCATACAAATATTCCACAAAATTCTTATATAAATGCTGTACACAATGTTCTTGTATTAGAAGAGGGAGATTATTTACAATTTCAAGCAAATCAAGCAAATGCTATTTCTGGACAAATATCTTATGCTTTGTTAAGTAGGGTAGGAGAAAATGGATAATCTAACAAAGATAGAATGTCAGACAGAAGAAATTATAAAAAGTAAAAAAACTGGAAAGACATATAAAACAATGGAAGAATTCTTAAAAGAAAATCCAATAGAGGATTTACAAAAAGATTTAGCCGTTAAGATTACAAACAAAGGATTAGAATTACTTCAGAAAGTAATGAATCAAAAATGAATCCAAGAGGTGGAACAGAATTACAAGTAGAATTACTATATAAACATGTAGATAATACCTTATTAGATAAGGTTCAAATAACTACATCTGTACCGGAAAAAATACCATTACATCCAACTAAACCAAACATTCTTTGGCAACAAAATTCATACGATCAACCTAATCTAGCACCTTGGTTTAAAGATAAAGATAATCATAAAAAATATGATTGGTATGTATTTAATTCTCATTGGTGTTATGAAAAATTTAGAATGATGTTTGATATACCCACACATAAATGTTTAGTTATTAAAAACGCCATAGATAAAATTGAATCTAGAAAATTAGACTATACTAAAGGAGACCCTGTAAAATTAATATATACTTCAACGCCGTGGCGAGGTTTAAATGTGCTTCTTGCTGCTATGCAATTGCTTAATAATAAAAATGTACATTTAGATGTTTATTCTTCAACTCAAGTATATGGAGATCAATTTAAAGAAGTTAATGATGATAAATTTAAAGAATTATATAATCAAGCAAAATCATTAAAGAATGTAAGTTATATTGGTTATAAACCTAATGAATTTATAAAAGATAATTTAAAAAATTATCATATGTTTATATATCCAAACATATGGGAAGAAACATCTTGTATTGCTGCAATAGAAGCTATGGCTGCAGGTTTATATTGTGTCACAACTGATTATGGTGCTTTATTTGAAACAGGTGCAGAGTTTATAACATATGTTCCATTTGAAAAAGATTACATAAGATTAGCTCATACCATTGCATCAGTGATTGATGTAGCAGCAGATAGATTGGGAGATGATGGAGTAAAAGATCATTTAAAAATGCAAATAGAATATACAAACAAATTTTATTCTTGGGATTTAAGAAAAAGTATCTGGAATAGATTTTTACAAGGAGTGATTAATGCAAGATCCAAGTAAACCTATTTGGTTTAAAACAGAAGCAAATAATCTTTCAGCAAAATTAAAAGAACCTGAAATTAGAATTTATGTTGCAACTCCAGTGCATAGTGAATGTTCAATTCATTATACGCAAGCTCTATTAAAGTTTCAACAAGCTTGTATGATGAATGGAATTATGGTTTCATTTTCACTTCTTAAATCATCTTTAGTTACACAGGGAAGAAATTTATGTGTAGCTAATTTTTTAGGTGATCCCGGTAAATATACACATATGTTGTTTATAGATTCAGATATTGATTTTAAATTTGAAACAATTATGAAAATGTTAAAGTTTGATAAAGAAGTAATTGCAACTCCTTATCCTATGAAACATATTCATTGGGAACAAATATGGGAAAGAATACAACAAGGTAAAATTAAAACTAAAGATGAATTAATGAAAGCTGGTTTTATCTATCCAATAAAAATGGATAATTTAATGAATGAAAACAATAAACAAATAAGTGTATTAAATGGATTAATAGAAGTCTCGCACGCGCCCACGGGATGTATGTTAATTAAAAGACAAGTATTTGATAAAATGATTAAAGAATATCCTGGTGATTTTATTGACCAAGCAACGATTGTAAATGGAGAAGCTAAAACTAATCCTTATATGTATAATTTCTTTGACACTATTCATGAAAAAGAATCTAAAAAGTATTATGGAGAAGACTTTGGATTTTGTAAAAAGTGGACTAAAATAGGTGGTAAATGTTATTGTTTAATAGATGAATATATAACACACGTTGGTGAATATCAGTATAATGGTAGATTACAGGATAATTTAGAAATTGTAAAAACCGTTGACGATACTGATAAAAACAAGTAAAGTATACGTTTTCAGGACTTTGTGCCTGCCTTATTAACTATTAAATTATGACAATATCGCGAGCACAAATGAATCGACAATTATATCAAATGGGTGGAATAGGCACATTACCAATGGATTTTGGTCAACCATTACAAGTTCCACAACAACAGCAACCATCTTTTTCTTCAGCGCAAAATATTACAATGAATCCATTATTAAATTATGGACAACCTCA